AATTATTATTAAATACTAATTTTTATTTGATTGTATTTATCTAACCATGATTTCCTTATATATTCGAAATTTCCTAAATCATATAGATATCTACCTAATCGTATGATTGCGTCTTTTAATTTCATATAAAATATTATAATATTATATTATAATGAATAAAATTTATCAACCATTATCTGCATCACAAGTAGAGAGTGCATTAGGACTTGGAACTCGTATTTTAAAATATAGTGAGTTAAAGAATTATGAAACAATAAATGATTTATTGCCTAATATAAACGATTTTGTTATTCTTCTTTTAGAAGATAGTCAAAACCATGGACATTGGACTTGCTTAATGAAATATGATAATGATAAATACTATTATTTTAATAGTTATGGTAAAAAATATGATACAGATTTAAGTGTTGTTCCTATGTGTATTCGTAGAATATTGGGACAGGAAAATAAAGAAATTGCACGTCTTCTTGATGGTAAGACTTGTTCATGGAATAAGAATGCATTCCAAAATGAAAGGTCTCAGGTATGTGGTAGATACTGTATTTTAGCAGTTTCTATGATTACTAAAATGGGATTTAGTCCTCCTGATTTTGAGCGATTTCTTTTAGAAAAATCTAAACTTGCAAATAAAAGTGTCGATAGTATGATTGCAGGTTTTGTACCAATTTAATTATGAATTTAATTATGATTAATTAATTGTATTAAATGAAATTATTTTTTTTATAGATTAGAAAAGATTTTAATTATACTATATACTATACTTTATTTTTTGTCTTATAGTTTATGAAATTATTTATTTCATAAATTACAATTAATTATTTATAATTAAAATCATAATTCATTTTTAGGCAAACGATCGAAAGATAATAATTTATTAAATATTGGTTTTTGTTTTGTAATAGATAATAGTCTATCTTTTATTTTAGTACTAATTACATTTGAATTTAAAAATAATTCCTTATATTCATCCTCAATGTCTTTAATAAAAATATCAGGTCGTATCTCTCTGTTACATGGGGACAAACTCATTATATTTTTAATTTTAATCGATAACAAATAAAATGAACGGTATGCAATTATTTCTGCTTCTATTCGTTTTTGAAGACCTAAATAGAGTTCTATGGATGAAATAAGACCACATATAAACGAAATTAAACATGTAATGGATGATGTCATTTCTTGACCTACATATGCAGATAATCCTATAGATGCAATACTGTTTGCACTGCTTAACACCAAAACAGGTATTTTAAAATACTTAATCAAATTAATTAAATATAAATAACTATTTTTATATTCCTCACACATAACACTACAATTATATTCATAATTATATATTAAATTTGTTATATCAGTCGTCCAAATTTCATTTCCTTCGAAATCAATCACAAAATTTTCAATTTCTGTCTTACCTTCTTCACTTGATGTTTTACTCATATATATATCATATTATTTTAAGATGTAGTAATGCAAATAACGAAATTACTTTTATTAAGCGGTCAATTGTATTGCGGATAATGTCATTTGTCTTACGGTAAATGGCCCTGAATTATATAATAAGGCACAAAATGAATAATCTCCTGCAACAAATGCTGTTCCAGTAGAAACTGTATATATACGCTGTCCTGCCAAAGCAGTCAAACCTACTGCTTGATTGACAGCTGCGGAGACACATGTGGATTGTGTTAGAGCAACATTTGCCACCGCATTATCAATAAAATTTCTACTGCTAGTAAATGAAGTACTTGTTCCCTTTTCATATGAAAATGTCATAAAAGTTTGTCCACCTACACCACTTGCTCCATTAGGGCCAGCAATCGCTGAAAATGAAAATAGATATGTTGCTGTTGAAGTAGGAACGTTAAATGTTAGTTTTGCTCTAAGAGATGACCCACCCGCTGAGGTAACGCTAGTGTCTGTTGATTGAAAATATGTAGTATTAACTGCTAATGGTTGCCAAGTTGGAGCAGTTGAAGCACCAGTGCTAATTAATGCTTGACCTGTTAATCCGCTTGAACCATTTATCCTAACATTGCCTACCAAATCTGTTGTTTGAGTTAATCGTCCTACTGATACACCAGTTGCCGTAGTATTACCTAATGCTAATGCGGACGCACTATCTAAACTAGGACAACTTGTTATTGAATTAGTATTCATGTTTATTGCTCCACTTGATACACCACCTGAAGATATGTATGGTGTTGATAATGTTTGCCAAGTTGGAACAGTTCCAGTTCCGTTTGATGTTAAAACCTGACCACTTGTCCCTGCTTGAGTATTAAATGTTACATTTCCATTCAAATTAGTTGTTTGAGTTCCTCGTCCTATGGATACACCAAGACTTGTTGACCCTTGACCTATGGCTACAGGTATTCCTGAAGCATCTATTCCATTTACTTCTATTAAAAAGTTATTATTCATGTCTAATGTTCCACTTACTACACCTCCTGAAGATATATATGGTGTTGGTAATGCTTGAAATGTTGGTGCAGTTGATGCTCCAGTGCTTGTTAAAACATGTCCACTTGTTCCACTTGAACTATTAAATTGGACGTTTCCAAGTAAATTGGTTGTTTGTGTTGCTCGTCCTACATTTACACCAAGAGCAGTTGTGCCTCCCAATGTTAATGAAGATACACTATCTAAACTATTACATTCTGTTATAGAGTTGCTATTCATATCTATTGAACCACTTGCTACACCACTTGAAGATATATATGCTGATAATTCTGCTCCGTTATTTTGTAATGTTCCAACAATATTTGTAATTTGTCCTAGTGTTCCTAATGTCAAAGTTGATGAACCATTTGAAAGTGTTGGGGTTGTTATTGATGTTGCTGATAAGTTATTTACACCACTAATACTTTGATTACTTGCAGTATTACCAAATCCCAATACTGTTGATAATGTAGGTTGCTCACTTAAATTTTGTGGATTTAATATTAATTCTTGGTTACCTTGTTCTAAACATATACCTACCTTACTCATTATAAAATTGACTTGATTAACTGACGACCCACTATTTGTTCCTACTGATACTGCCAATACTTCCTCTGTTGGTAGATATTCACCTCTTGGGTTGGGTTCAACAGGCGACAAAATCATAGACCCTAATTGATGTCCGTACGGAAATGGGTCAGGTTGAGTACCTGAAATATTCATAAAAGAACAGAATGGAGTTCCTGCGGTTGGTGTAAAATTTGCTACGAATGTACATACTGAATGGGCAAAGCCAGGGATTGCATCGTTCGTACCTGTTGGTTTGGTATAAATAGAAATAAATGGTAAATCGTCATTGCTTGTGGTAGTTATATTTAAATAGTTCATGTATAATCCTTTTACATCTTCGACAGTCATTTGATAATCAGGAGCAAAATACCAGTCTATTTTTCGTAATGCTACTGAGTTAATAAAATACCAACCATAATATTGATATGTTTGTATTAATGCAAGTGTTGGAGGGGATGGGGGATATTGGAAGAATGGACTTAATGTTGTTATATAATAATTTAATGTGCTTACAATAGGGTCTGTATTTCCCAATAGTGTGCTTATATCTCCATAATTAATAATTGCATCATTTGCAGGTGTTGGATTAGTTGGTGTGGTTGGTGGTAATGCAAAATTGTTTATTCCTGTCCATGTATTATTACTCGATAATAGAGTAGTTCCTGCATTCAGTGTAGATTGAACAAATGAATAATAAGTTCCTTCAAAGAAAGTTCGTAATGTTGTTGAACTACCTCCTGTTTTTGTTGCGTTTAATACAAATGCTATTCTGTCTGTCAAGTCCAAAGTTACAGGTGATGATATTAGTGCAATCATAGAATATGAAGTTGGATTATTATTTGGTGAGGCATTTACATCAGGGCTGATACCACTTGTAGTTATTAATGTAGATACACCAAGAGCAGTAACTTTAAATAATTGAAAAGTATAATGAACATCACCGCCAGTTGATGAAACCGAACCAAAAATAAAAGCGTCCCATAATCCTGTTGGAATTTCTGTAACTCCAAGTGGTTCTGTTATAAATTGAGCAACTTCTTGTGTCCCACTTGAAAAAGTTATATCTACTGTTTGTCCTGCAGAAATGCTTACTGTTTGTGATAATACTTTATAGGATGGATTGAATGTGCTTGTTTCGCTATAATTCAAAAATAAATTAAATCCTCCTGAGTATTGACCTACAAGACTATCTACATAACCCTTTGAGGCTGCATCATTGCCCAAAATTGGTTCAGGAATATGCGGAGGTGATACGAAATTTGCTTGTCCTGTTATTTGAATATTGTTTGCAGAAATGTCTAATGTTCCACTTGTAGAGGTAATGTCATATGTCCCCATATTCAAATTAGATGTTGCTGTACCTGTCCAATTTTCTTTATATTCAAGTGTTCCATTCGAATTAACACCTAATACTTGATTTTTTGTTGGGTCATTTGCTACTCCTCCTACGGATAATTGACTGAAAGACAAATCAAATGCACCAAATGCGGTATTTGTTTGACTAAATCCTACAGATGAAAGAGTTACACCAATTCCTTTAATAATATCTTGTGATTTTAGTATTTCATTTTCTGTCGGTGCTAAATATGCAAGTGAGTTATTCGATCGTAATATAACACGATTGGCATCTATTCTTGAATAATTAGTGTCATCCCCTGTTACTATAAGACCTTCGCCTATTGCTATACTATTACTTCCAAAATTAAAATTTAAATTTTTATTCGTTAATAATGATGTATGTGCATTAGTCCTGTCACGCAACCCAATAAATCCATTATCTTCATTATGTGCTATTTCAACTAATTCTGTCTGATTTGCTGACAAATCATACATTGCAATTTTATTGCTTACTATCTGAAATAAATCTTTATTCTCTCCTAAAAATGTTCGTGACATGGACATAACACCTTGTGTATAATTTGTCCTTGCATCGTCTGCATTTAGAGCCCCATTGTTAAATACCAATGCCCCTACATCTAATGTTGAAGATGGACGATTTGCTAATGGGTCAGTTGTAACACTTTCTAATATAATACTTGTTGTTCCTAAAGAAAGTGTATATGTATCTTCTTCATTAACTTGTTGTATTGATATACCTCCACTATTTAAACTAAGTTGATTATCAGTATTAGTACTATCAATATAAGTTAAATTATCTCTTGTTATCGTAACAGGAAATAAAGAAATTTCAGGGTCTATTGGGTCAGGTGAGATTAGAGACAAACCATTATTTTCTAGTAACATTGCGTCACTCCCAATAGCATTATTATTAAATCTTATAGATGTGCGGTCGTAAACTGCAATTATTCCTTCTTCAAATGGATTTTCAAAACGAAGACTATTATCTGATAATGTAGAAGTAATATCTCCATTAAAATCTTTCAAAATAACTTCCTTATTAAATGCAGTATCACCTGCTTCTAATACTTGGTCTAAAGTTTGACTACCACCTCCACCACCTCCACCTTGTCCTAAACTTAATGCCAATAAAGTATTGTATTTATTATTCAAAGCACCGTAACCATATGCACGAGACATTATATATATATAATATATTATATTTTAATATTTATTAATAAATAATTATGAAATGAATTATTATTATTTAATTGTATTTTAGGAAATTATTTATTTTATAGATTAGAAATGATTTTTATTTTACTATACACTATGCTTATTTTTCGATCGTATAGTTTATAAAAATATTTATTTAGGAAATTACAAGAAATTATTTTAATAATTAATTCATAAATATAAAAATAAAATATTAGTAGAATATATATAATGACTTTTATTTACAAATTAACTAAAAATGAAGAGGTCAATGGTATTTTAAAACAAATTGCAGACCTAATGAATAAATTAGAAAAAAAATATGATTACATGGAAGAAGGAGTATCAGTATTTGGAGATA